TTGCCTTGATAATTCCTTACATACAGCAAGACCATCAGGTGTGCAGGGAACTTTGATGGTTGCAATCTTTTTATATTTCCATGCTAGTCTTAATCCCTCTTCATACATTTCTTTTCTATTACCAACCACTTCCATACTAATATCTGTCAAACCCATATCAACTAACTCTTGATATACACTCTCTGGGTCTCGACCACTCTTCATAATCAAAGTGGGATTTGTTGTCACACCATCAATAAGACTAGTATTATATGCATCTTGTATTAATTGTGTATCGGCAGTATCTAAAAAAATATTCATAATTAATATTGGTGTATAAAAAAAAGAGACCATCTGCCCGACTCGTAGAGTTGCATCTTAGGTCTTAAAAGAAAGGAGGGAGGTTGGATTCCTGTATACCAACAAACAACGGGCATTACTACAGAAAGTAAATACGTTGTTGCCTGAGACCCGATTGGTTGATCGGTTCTACCTCTCGGTAGCAGCACCACCTGTGTCTCATCACCTTAACCAGCGGTTGCCAGTAAGTTTATTCAGTCACTCCCATGTTGCGTCCAACAAATATAATATAATCTATATTAAAAGGATTGTCAACCCCCCCTAAATTAATTGTTTTGATACGTAAATATTACTAAGCTAAATAGAGCTAGAAAATAATCGGTAAACTAATGAAAAGGTTTCTACCTATATTATTATTGGCAGGTGTTAGTTCCCCTGCGATGGCGGATATTACTCATAAGTTATCAAGTAGTGTTCAATTAAGTGTGGCGGCAGCTGCAACACAAGTTGAAAGAATTGGAACATCTTACTCTGTATCAGGTACTGGTGTAGATACAACCTACACACCTTCAGGTGGTAGTGCTGTATCAGATGGTATTGGTTCATTAACCATATCATCAGGTGTTGGTGCAATTCCTACATTAGAGGCTACTCAGAAAACTGCTGGTTCAGCTTTCAGCTTCTCGCAAACTTTTACTCAAGGTGACGCATTAGCAACATCAGCACCTACTGCAGGTACTGTATCAAACTTCAGTAATCAGACATCTACTGGTTCAGGTTCAGCAGGTGATCTAGCTGGTACAATCTTGACTTCAGGTGCAGTGACACTAACAGCAGGTGGAGCTGGTACTGTTGCAACAGGACAATTTGTAAACGAATTGACAATTGACTAATGATAAATGACTTCCTTGATAACTTGGCAGCACATCAATATCAAAAAATGCATCAAAGCAAAGAAGAAACTTGCGATGGTTGCGGTTGTGTCTGCCCTTGCGAATGCCCCGATTGCGATGTCTGTTCCTGTTGTGCCTAACTTCACGCAGGGCTCGATGACAAGCAACACGGAGACTACATCTACCGTAACTGAAACAATAAATTCAATGAACTATGATACTGGTTATCAATATGTGATAACTGGTACAAACATCGAACACGATGGAAGTACTATTTCTGCTCCTTCAACAACAGGAAATAGTAATACATTAAATGGAGTGACTTCAACATGGACAAACTTGGATATCAACAACAAACCAAACTTCACAATAACAACGCCAGGAGAAGCCTTTCAATTTACCGAAACATATTCTGGCCCAGGCTTAACCAATCACACAATTATAAATCGGACAACCACTATCCAAAGCGTTACAAATACAACAAGCACCTTCTCAAACTGATTTCAATCTGTTTGTTAGGATCTGCATCACCTACATTTGCGAGTGACATAGGTGGTGTTTCTGCGACAGCAAATCCAGTGGCAAACAGTTCTGGAAGCGTCACAAATCAAGCTATACAAGTGCTTCAAGGTCCGTATATAACTAATACTTATGGTGGTGGTATACAATGTCAAGGTCCTACAATGAACGTGACACCATTTGCTACAGGTAATATGGCAATCAAACGTCCGTATGAAGCTTTTTGGGATGATCCAGTATATAACAATGTAGATGCAAATAATGATGATGTGCCAGATAATCCAGGTGAGATATTATATTTTAAACCAACCAGAACAGGACAGAAAGATAGTCATACAATCTCAATCGGTGTCTCAGCAACTTGGTCGAAACCATTAGATAAGAATCTACAAAAACTTTGTAAAGAGGCAGCAAGCACACAAATTGCTTTACAGCAACAAGTTACTGCAAATAAAAGATTAGATTTTGAGATTGCAAGATTAAAAAATTGTGGTGAATTAATGAAGGCGGGAATAATTTTCAAACCAGGTACTGAATATGCGAAGATATGTGCAGATGTTCAGTTGATAAATCCACCAGGTGTTGTGGCAAATCATACACATACCATAGAAAATAAACCACCCGCAAATGGAACTGCTAGTGATCTTGAAACTTTCGAGATAGGGACTCAAAAGTAATCCAATGAATACAATCAACAGGGCAAGTATCCATAGCTTCGTTTATTAAATCAATACTATCACCATTCTGTCTAACTGCTTTACTATGACCTAATTCCTCTTCAACTACAAAAGTATTAGGTGCAACGTGAACACAATATTGACAACCTATGCAAACTTTATTATCAACCCATACTGCTTTTTCACATAACTCTCCACCAAGAACAGGTTCATAACCTGTAATTATATCTTCATCAAAACTTTCAAATGCAGATAGAGGATTGAAATTTTCTATTTTTTTATGGGTGGTAAACCTTTCTTTTCACGATAGGCATTTGTTCTCTTTAGTTCACGACTTGGTGATTCAATTTTTTTACCTAATTTTTTCTGAATCGTAGTCCATAATTTTTTAATCACAGGTTTTATAACTCTGATTAATAATGGTGTTGCAGCGGCACCTGCTGTAGCAACAACTGCTAATGCTGTCACAGATGTCACTTGATTTATAGGTGGTACATATTTTTCGAGTGGTGTGGTTGGTTCATATAATGTTTCACAGGTTTTACCATTATCAATAAGTCGATGACCGACTACTCTCTCATTTCCTGATTGAGTTACATCACCAACTCTTAATTGAGCAGGACCTGGACAAGGGATTTCTTCTTTACCACCTATGTTACCAGTGTCAGGTACTTCGGGTGGATCTACTTCGGGTGGTGGTGCAACAGGTGGTGGTGGTGTTTCTCTTTGAATAATTAATTGTTCTGGTTGATAATCCATCGCATTGTATGATGGATACTCACCATTTGGACATAAAGTAACACTTCCCTTTGGATCTTGATTGACAAGATCTTTATCAATCGGAAGTCTTGATACGTGATTCTTATTATCCTGATGCATATCCACGCAACCAGGCATATCCACAATCGGATTACCTATCTGTAAAGTGACAGGCACCTGATGTATGGGAATATTTGTATATGGTATTTCGTGTGTATGAATGCGAGGAACGTTTACTTCACCCACATTAATATCATTTATTTGGTTGTGGGACATAAACTGGACCTGTCACATTAGGCATCGTCCTTGGTATTTGTTTTGCAACTTCCTCTTTTATAGTATCAGAAATAAACTTTCTGTTCTTTTCAACTCTACTATCATATCTAACCATTGAGAATATAAGAGTAGTAATAAAGAAAAAGTTAGTTGCAACTAATAAACCAAGACCAATTTTAAATACGAGTTTCATTTATCGCATCTTTAATAACTTGTTTAAGTTGTTTTAATTTCTTTTTACCTATTCCTGCTCTTGCATCTATTTTAACTTTAATCCAATAAAGTCCTATAATACAAATCAAAAATGGTATGGCATCTGGCCAAGATATATCATTATATGCTTTCGCAGCATCAGCAAGAACAGCAAAAATCATAATAGAATAGCTCCAATAATAAATCCTTTAGCAAATGAGATACAAAGCATCTGATAATCAGTTAAATTAAATTTATCTTGAAACCATTTTGCTTTTTCTTTATCCCAATCTTTAATTTTAGTAAGTGTTTTTCCGAGTTTCATTAGTCTTCCTCTATAAGTGTACCACGAGATCTACGAAGAACTCTTAGTTCCTCAAAATCTTTTTGTTTTTTGCCACCATCATATGGCCACGCATACCCCTCACCGATCATTTCTTCATTAAGCGATACATTCCCATCACCAATATAAAGCCAGCCAAGAAGACGGCCATACTTTCCGACTCCACCTTCAAGTTCAGTGCGAATAACGAGATCATCGTCACCGTTAATAGCCCCTTCCAATTTTTCTTTAAGCCAGTTAGTAGCGTCGATACCAAGTTCTTTCTCCTCTAAATTACGTGTTCTCTTTTCGGGAGTATCAACTCCTGCTACACGAACTCGTTCTTTCTTATATAATTCAAATCCTAGATCTATTGTAACATCAATTGTGTCACCGTCAAGAACTTTATTAATCTCTGTTACTCGAAAGTTATAGCAACTCTTTCTACTTGGAGGAGTCATTGCTGCCATTATCCATCTCCTTATATGATACTCTTAGTATATAGTATATGTAAAGAGATACTATTAATACAAGCAAAATAATCATAATATTTACAGACCATACAATCATGGGTCAAAAAATCCAAATGCTAAGATAATGGATATAAAAATAAAAAGATATAGTATAACGTGCACTATCATAATATACTATTCATAATAAATTCTTTACTTAACTTTGGTTTACCAAACATATCAAGTTGCAATCCATCTACGTCCTCTACCTTAAGGTCTTTATTCTTTCTTGCATGCTCCCAGTAATATGTGCCATCTTCTCTACAATATAACCAGCTAGTGTCGTGTGAACTGAGCAGGAAGACTGCAACGACTTGTGGGTATTTTGGTTTTGGATTTTTTTCATAACAAACACCTTGTGGAGAAAGATAAAAATTAGGATTAATCTCTCTGTCGCCAGTCATCTGATCTCTCCTGATGGAACCAGTCTACCACATCTTCGGGTGAACCGAAACCCCTTAAATGATTACTTGAATCGGGGTCTCCAATATTCAAGTTATTCAGAAAAGAATCTGTTGGATCTGTACTCATTCTTCTTGCCTGTTGTAACATACCTCTTGCACTTGTATTTGCCTTTGCTAATTTTTGTGCCCATATCATATCGTCAATACTGACCTCTGTTCCTGCTGCTATTGCTTTGCAGATTCCTTCTAACCGAAGGCGGTATGCTGTTGATAACATAAACTAATGATTGCTATTAGTATTATCTATATGTAAGCAAAAGAGGGTATAAAAATAATTGCAATTGTTATGATTCCAAGAATTATTATGGATGATCTAATCGGTATATTCTTCATTTAATCTCCTTAATATATTCCAAAGAAAAAGGATGTTCGTGTAGATACGGAACATCCTCTCTTGCGTTTCTTGCGGCTTCAAATGCGTCTTCTGCATATTCACCTATTTCATAGTGTTGATTATTTTGGTCGTGCCAACCTAGTTCGTAATGGGACATGATTCTTTTCAACTCCAGTACAATAATATTTATTATAGCACTTGAGTATTTTTACGCAATTGTATGTGGACTCACTAACAATTATTGTTTAAATCTTCAACCATATTACCACCGATGTCAGCACCCTGATTTCCACCGAACATTGCTACCCAACCAGCAGCCACCCAGCCAACGAAAGGAATGCCACTAAGAGCAGGAGCGGCAGCAGTACCAATAGAAGTACCCACCAAACGTCCTGTGTTTTCTCCTCCACCGATTGCTTTGATGCAAGCTTCACTTTTGCTACTGGTGACAGAATCACCAACACCTCCTTTTACTTGCCACTCTTTTTGTATATGAACATCACCATTTGATGTGTATTCTTCTACAATATCCTTAGTTTCGTTTGCTAATCCTAAGAATCCACCTTTCTCTTTGATAGTGGTTGTTCTAATCATTACCTTTGGATCATTAGCACTATAACTTATCTTGTATCCATCTTTATCAGCAGATACAACATAAGATGTATAAGGTCCTACAGGTGGTGATATAATTGGTAAACTACTTTTCCTTGATAATAATCCTATCATTGCAATATGGGAAACTCCGAAGAGTGTTCCCAAACTTATTCCAATCCATTTTTTCATAATTACAATTAATTAATATTACTTAGGTTGTTCTGGAGTTATTTTTACAGGTGCTTGCTCAATACGAATAGTTTGTGCAGGGGCAGTTTGAGATGCAGCTGCAATTAACTTTTCCATATCTCCTTTACTTACACCACCATTAGCACCACCTTGTGCTCCTCTCTTTGAAGTTGTAACGCCAAATGTGGCGAGAACTCCTGTAAAGACCGAAGCTATGAAGGTTGGATCTAAGTCTTGTTTTGGAATTTTAAGAGCAGATGGCAACTCTACATATGCTAATGTAAGAATCGCACCACTCCAAACTAATATACCCAAACGCACAAATGTTGAAAGAATCATCATCTGTTCTTCTTTATCTTCAGATGCTTCTTTCAACTTGCTAAAGAGACCCTTTTTCTTAGGATCTTCTTTTGGTGCTTCTTTTTCTTTTTTATCGTCTGCCATAAGACTATTATATCTAATCTATATAGCAGAGTTTAATTTAAAACTTAGGTATGCCAAATCCTGCATCAGGAGCAGCCTGAGTTGGTGCATCAGCATCAGGTGATGCGTTAGGTAATGAAGGTAGTATTGAACCACCAATGGCACCAGCACCTGCTCCACCGATTGCTCCACCAATTCCGCCAGGTAAGACAGATTCCATTATCTTACCTTTGACATTCTCGATAATTGCATCCTTCCGTACATATACATAACCAATAGTACCCACGACGGTGAGAGATACAACACCACTAGCAATAGCGATTCCATTTACAATTTTCTGTAACATGTTCATTAATAGTTATTAAATATCATACTCGCTTCCATCACCAATATATGCCATTGAAATAATTTCTTCATCCAAATTTTTATTATGTGCATTAATCCACTCATCAAATTCTTGACGGAGTGCATTGCCATTCATAACATCATCTAATTCACCATAGTTACAAAGATCACAAATACGAGAAAGTGACCACTCGTAAGTGTCATTCACTGCTTGTTTCAAAGTTACCATAATCTTTACGCATATATCTGCCGAGTATATTGCTATTATAGTACTTTGGTGTCCCGTCGTCAAGCGATTCCATTAACACATTGTTAATAAACAATTGTTTTGTTTCCTCGTAGTTTACTTTTCCAAGGGTGGTGTGGAGTGAGAGGATCTCTCTTCTGAAATTATTTCTGCCATGACTTCTAATATCCTGTTTAAGCTCTTCAGAACTTCCGTAGTACTGCTTCCAATTTGACTCGCTTGTGACTCTTCGTTTTGCTCCTTTCGGTTTTCTTTTCTGCACGAAGTATTTTCTTCCGATGTAGGATCTCTGAGTGTTGGTGTTGGTGATGCAATAGACGAACCCATAATAATCCCCGATATCGTCAGAGGTAAAAGGGCGACCTTCATAAATCCAAGGGTTTTCATAGTCAACTTCCATCCTAAAGTTATCATGTTTCTTTATATATCTTGTCTCATCCAGTCTAATACTTCAGCAGGTAATTTACCTGCTCTTGGTGCTGATGCATCTACATTGTGTGGATCCATTTCACCCTTGGGTAGATAAGTAAGTTCACGCAATGATCTAACTGAGGGATCAGTTGTAACATTAGTGGGAAGTCGTCCAAGAGCGACGTTATCGAAATTAAGTTGATGTCTGT